AATGTTTTAATGTATACTTCGATTATATTGCAAAGGTAGGGCTTGAGTTTTTTAACTTTACCAACATACATACCAGAATTTAAGTATTTCCACTCACCTGGGATATGATCAAAATACTTTGCCATATCATAGCTCGGATAACACCCCACTTCTGCGTTAAAGGTTATTTTTTCTAAGTTATAGGTTTTTTCGATTGCATATTCCAAACGATTTTTATTTACATTATTAACTGGCAATACGTCAAAAGCGTCTAAAAATACAATAAGCTCATCATCTGGTAGATGCTGTATATAACTATCGACAGCTATTATTTTGTGATAAAGTTCGAATTTACCTCCAGGACCATTAATAGGCTCTATTTCTAATATATCTTCCAATGCTTTAAAAGCTACGGCTTTATATCTATTATCATCTTCATATTGTTTATATGAATCCGCATATGTAATTATTCTCATTGTTTTTCTAATAAATCAAATGTTTTCTTTACCTTGCTTATCCAATCAACATAAGAACTAATTCTAACAAAACACGAGGAGTCTCCATAATCACTATCTGCATTTCCGTCAGTGGCATAAACGCAAGAATTAATACCAGCCAGTTTTTTGTCTATAAATAACCCGCCGCCACTATCTCCTGGACTAATCATAAATTCTAATTCTGTCGTGATTCCTTTATGTGCAGACACCCCTAGAGTTTCTTTTGTAACTACATCAATTATATTAGATCCAGCTCTTCTTTTATTATCAAATGAGCTTTTTTTATATCCGCTATAAAAAGTGCCAGTAAAACCAAAACCAGAGATACTGCAAGTTTTATCACTTTCATCTTTATTTTGATATAATTCAGGATAAAAGTCTAATTTTATTGGTTTCTGTAGCCTGATCAAAGCTATATCATTATTTCCCATTTTACTCTTACCAAAATCTTTATGTACGGCGATAATGGCACAAGGATAGGTTTGACCTTTGTAAATAATATGTTGTGTCAAAGACCCAAACACTATATGGGCTGCCGTAACAGCATGGTATTCATCTATCATCACACATGAACCCCTAAAAAAGCTATTCATTTCATCTGCACATATGCCTGCAATTCTTAATACGCATTCATGCTGGCTGCCATACTCTAAATACTTGCTGTCTGGAACGCTCTCTCTTCTAGTTCCGCAATAAGCAAAGCAAGTTAGGCTCATTAAAATAACGACAAAGAACCAGATTCTTTTAAGTTTCATGACGATCCCCTTTTATTTATAGGGTCTACTTTTCAATTCATTTAGATACCATTTAGCGTCTTCAACCACATCAGCATTCCAGCTTTTATAATTCATGAAGTGACCAAATATAAAGTGGCAGTATTTATCACATAAGGTTATTAGATTGGTTGGATCTAATTCTCTGTCTGGATCTAAATGCACAGGCACTATGTGATGCACTTCTGGTTTTTTGCAAGAACCGCAAGCCATACAGCAAGGCTGTTTCTCTAGATGTTTTTTCCTGACACTGGGCCATTTGGAGGAACGTACAGCATAACGTATTTTATTACTACCAAATGGCCATATCATATTACTTAATCCAGAATACTTGCGGCTATTAAACATCCTTTAGAAACAGAATGAAGAGGATCGTCAGCGTGCTTGACTACTTCTATCTCTAAAGGAAAATCTGACTCTAATAACTTTTCATGTAATTTTTCTATGTACCCATCTGCCTGAGATGTGCCACCTGCCACAACAACTTTTATAGCATCTTTAAACTTAGGCAATGATTTGTGTCCAGACAATGCATGAGATAGTTGTTTTGCTGTATATTCTATTAATCTTTCATAATATGAGGAAACAGCACTTAAAACATGATTGTCGTTTGGTTCACCCACTTTAAAACCGCCGCCCTCCTTCTCTACCTGCACAACACTATCCGGCTCTCCTGTCGCTACGGCACTCATGCGGTCTACCCAATCTCCTGACTTGGTAGTACTAAAGACTACTGTTGGTTCGCCGTTTAACATGACACAAACATTGGTCATACCGGCTCCGCAACTAATTCCAATACCAGTATAATCGCTGTCTTCTAGTTCAGCGTAGCACAGTGCCTCTGCCTCATTAACAGACCTAGCATCATAGCCCACTTCTGATAATATTGTTTTAACCACATCTTCATGGTATCCAACATCAAAATCGTCATCTTCTTGATCGACTGGTTGTGCAGGAACGCAGAAAACTAGTTTTTCGTTCTTTTCTTTGGCTTTACCAACAACTTCTTTCAAGATATATGCAAGAATTCTTTTTGCTTCTTTTTCTTTAACTGAAACCACGCCTCTATACATAGGTCTACGAGCAGTTTCATTTCTTTCTACTGCTTTTTCTATAGCATCTTTTCCTAGTATAACGAAAGAACCATCTATGTCTTTAATAAAAATTTTTCCCTTTAAACCCTTTTCTACCATTTTACTAGCAATAGGCGTTGTTGGCTTAATCACATAAAAAGCATCCCTAAAATCATTAAATTTAATATTGTCTCCATCATAAGATGAAGCAATAATAAAACTAGTACCTACATCTAAACCTATCATAATTATTTACCTTTCATGCTTTTAAGTTTATTCACAGAACTAGAAATATTATTTTTGACACTTTTAGATTCTGTAATTTTGTCGAACTTTTTCTCCATACCATCAGTATCAACCTTTAAAACGACTTTTGTGCTATCTATTTCTATAGCAGTATTTTTATTTTCGCTTGGTTTGCCTTGCGTTTTCAAAAAGCCTTTAGGAGAGTCTTGAGACTCTGCTTGACTATTAGCCATAAATCTACCAACGTAAAGACCTAAGCTAAAAATTATAATAGCCAAAGTAATGATTAATAGTATTTCTAGTGTATTTGACATATAATATCTCCAAAAAAAAATACACCGAAAGGTGTATTAATTTAAATCAACAGATTATAAATAGGCTAATTTTTATTTAGCGTCCAATATTTCTAATACGCCTGTTTCATTACCTTCTATTAGCCTGCACATAGACCTAAATAGTGCTTCATATGATACATAGTATGGGAAACTATTAGGACAAATAGCGTTCACCCTTACTTTACCAGTAAACGTTTTTGCTAAATCTGTCGTCATTCTATTCATGGCAGACTTACACGATGCATATGTAGTCTGTGACACATCATAGAAATTTACGGCTGCTATGCTAGATATATTTAGAATATTCTTATTTTTCGTCCAATCTCTTTTCTTTGCCCATTTATTGTAAAGATAGCACGATACCTCGTATGGTATGACTACCCCAACATGAAGTTCCTGTAAAAAGCCATGACTATATTGTTTTGGACTAATCATATTGTAAGCATATGCATTATTAATCCAGCAGTCTATCTCATCAATGCTGTCTATTATTTCATTATACCTAGATAGATTGGTACTAATGTGATGATAGTTTAGACTGCTGTTTTTAGGCTTAGAAGAAACACCATAGATATTATACCTACCCCCATAGGCTTCTATAAATTTTTGACCCAATCTACCACCACAGCCAGTTATAACCACATTTATCATGGACAATCACTTCCTACAAGTCTTCCCTTTTGTGTTCTCACAACATAGCCCATTCTAACGAGATAAGGCTCTATGTTATTCTCTATAGTCTCCATAGCAATTCCTGTCATGCTAGAAATACTTTTAATACCTAAAGGATTTCCTCTGTTTTTCTTCAGCACATTAATATACGCATTATCATTAGAGTCAAACCCGTTTTCGTCAATACCTTGACTATTGAATATTTCATCAATGTCCGCTGTTTTATCTTCATAGAAAGACGTGTAATTTCTATACCACTGAAGTCTAGCATTTAAAATTCTAGGAGTTCCTTTACTTCTTTTGGCGATTTCTACCATATCTTCTGGCGATATACTTACTCCTAGCTTATCTGCATTCGACTTTGCTAGTTCGGCTAATTCATTTGGAGAATAAAACTTTAGATGTTCCTTAATAATAAATCTATCATAAAAAGGTTGGCTCAAACTACCACCACTAGTAGTAGCACCGACAAGAGTAAATACCGGCAAGTCTATAGTCTCAGGCTTTCCTTCTGTTAATATATCCATTCTATAATCCTCCATGACGGGATATAGAAATTCTTCCACCAGTTTTGGCAGTCTATGTATCTCGTCAATAAAGAGAACAGATCTACCCTCTAGGCCCATAAGATACGGAATAATATGCTTCACGCTTCTCACATTGGCGGCGTTAACCGTATAAAGATTAACGTCCATCTCTTTGGCAATAGCACTCGCTATGGTGGTCTTACCAAGACCGGGAGGCCCGTCTATTAAAGTATGGGACATCGCCTGTCTGCTTTTTTTACAACCGGCGACAATGATCCGCAAACGCTGCACAACGTCCTGTTGGCCCACAACACCATCAAAAGTAGATGGTCTAACACAATTAGACATATCATTCTCCAATTTCTTTTTTTAACCAAAACACAAAATCATTCTTCTCTTCGTCAAACGCCGATTCTACAAGACCTTTTTTTACTAAGTTTCTCACAATGTTTGAGATCATTCTTTGACCAAGTTGCTGTAGAACTTCGTCGTAGTCTGATTCTTTAATTGATAGCCTTGTTTCAAATGTTTTCTTATTTCTTTCTTTTTTAATGTACGGCTCAAATATTGCCTTCGCCTCAACTATTGGCAAGATACTATCAAGTTCCTTGATATTGCTCTCCTGCATATTCTCTACTGCATTCAAAAAATCCATATTAGATAAGTCAGCATATTCTTCACCCATATTAGAGTATATCACTTTTCTGCTAAAATTAATTAGCTTTGTCAAGTCTACAATTTCTAGCCATCCATCATCCATGTTATTTCCTTGTTTCTTAATTTAAAATATCAAACATAGACCTATAATAGTTTGGCTGTCTCAAAATGTGGCCGGGATGAGAAGATATGTGTTGTTTATACTGCATTTCTATTTTGGATGATATAAAATATTTTTTCTTCCATACTGCTTCGTCATAAAGATTGCTTCCAAGAAACATGAAATATTTATCGCTTAATTGTTTTTTTTGTTTCTTGACTTCTTTTTTATTTTGATTACTACTAAATACCCATACATTATCTTTTTCGTTTACTATATCCTTAATAGCATCAGATAGCCATTCTTCCCAAGCGGCCCAATTGATCGCAAATTCTTTTGGATATCCGTAATCATTGTATTGAGGATAATAGTTATACTCGTCATCATCGTAATCGCTATGCTCTGGGTCTTGATGCATAATTTACTCCAGAAAAATGAAGAACTACGAGGTACAATGGACTACTACATTATACCCCGTAGTCACCTCAAAATCAACCCACACAGAACTTATCGCTTATCTCGTCAGCCAGTTCTCTAGCCGCTCGACTCAGGAAGTGATTCTTACTGAACCATAGTGGTGTAGAGACTTGGTTGAGGAACTCTACGGTTTTCTTTAAAAGGAACGTCTGCTGAGTGTCAGTGTTTAAATCAACGCTTGGCAGAACCTTGTGTGGATCGTACACAGGCATATCAGAACCAGCGAGAGTGGCTACTGGTTGAGGTTCACCAATGGTTCTGTTATCTCCATACTTATTTACTAATTCATCAACCCTATCCTGACTTAGTGTTTTAAGCACAGCTTTTGCGTGGTCGGCAATAGAACCATTATCATTAGGGTTTCTATAATCAGGAGTATATTCTTGACTATTAATAATTGGTTCTTCTTGACCATGAGATGCTTGAAAAACAATATCAGCAACTTTACGATGCCATTTTCTTTGATCTTGATAACTCATTTTTTCTATTGGAGTACCATTAGCAGCAGCCTCGTCGGAGACTACCTTCCAAGCATCAAACCAAGCATTACTACTCTTATTGATCTTCCTATAGTCAATATTTGCAGATGTTCCTTCAAGGGTATTTTTGAGATCATTAAATGCCACAGTATTACCCGTGCTGCCCTTGAGGATACTGGTAAAGTAAGGGGCTTTGCCTTCCCAACCTTTACGCCACCAAGTATAAGGAACTCTGAAAATCTGATTAATCTTAATAGCAAGAGGATCTCCACCAAAATGATTAGCCAACTTTTTCTGCACACCCTTCCATGTTGTTTTATTTACTTGACGATCATCAGCATTTAAAATCCAATAGCACTGATAGCCGTTGCGAGTATCTACAACCCAACTAGGAGGCACAGGAAATTCATTGATCTTCTGTAGGAATCGTTCCTTGTGCTTCATTACTACACTAGGCTTAAAAT